GTATTAACACAGTACAATTTGATTTGTGAGATAATATGCCAATAGCGACAGATGAAGTAAGTAAGAATGCAATGGGTGGTACAGAGATGATGAAGTACGGCTTAGAGAGTCGTATCGATTCATCCATTCTAGATCATTTTAATATAACAGCAAGTAGATACCGCGGACCACAAGCGAAGAAGATAGAGCTTTATTGGTTGCATGATCTACCTGGTGATCCAGAATCACAACACATATCCAATGGGGGATGGAATAAGTTTGAAAAGCTTATTTTTGTTTCCAACTGGCAAATGCAAGCATATCAGCAGCACTACGGGTTCCCATGGCACAAAGCAATAGTGCTACAAAATGCTATTGATCCTATTCCGTCGAATAAGAAGTCTAAAGACAAATTTAAAATCATCTACAATACAACACCGCATCGTGGCTTAGAGCTTATTGTTCCTATTTTTGAGAAGTTGACTGAGCGATATCCTAATGTTGAGTTAGATGTATTCTCATCCTTTAAAGCGTATGGCTGGGCGGAGCGAGATGAACCTTATAAAGAGTTGTTCCAGCGTTGTGAGGATAATCCTAAGATTAACTACCACGGGTATCAACCAAACGATGTTGTACGTAAAGCATTAGCAGAAGCTCATATACAAGCATATCCATCGATTTGGCAAGAAACATCATGCATGTCATTAATGGAAGGTATGAGTGCTGGCTGCTTATGCATACACCCCAACTATGCTGCATTATATGAAACTGCTGCAAACTGGACATGGATGTACCAATGGACAGAAAGTAAACGCGATCATGCTAATGTAGTGTATACACAACTTTGTAATGCAATTGAAAATTATTGGACAGAGGGAGTACAAAGTAGATTAGCTGGCCAAAAATCTTATGCAGATGTATTCTATAGTTGGCAATTCCGAAAGCAGCAATGGGAAGCACTGCTGTTAAACATTCTAAACACAAAAGGAATTAAGATAACGCCTAAGGAAGTTGACTTAGTCTCTTAATTGCTATACAATTGTAAAAATGATCATTGTTGACCTAAATCAAGTGATGATTGCCAACATTATGGCGCAGCTTGGCAATCACACAAATACTATAATTGAAGAAGATTTGTTTCGGCACATCACGCTTAATTCACTACGTTCGTTTAAAAAGCAATTTGGCGAATATGGTGAAATAGTTATTGCATGTGATGATAAGAACTACTGGCGAAAACAACACTTTCCGTTCTACAAAGCAAACCGTAAAAAAGCACGAGAAAAATCAGATGTAGATTGGAATCAAATCTTTAATCATCTAAATAAGATTAGGGAAGAGTTGAAACAACACTCGCCCTACCGTGTAATTCAGGTAGATGGTGTTGAAGCAGATGATATCATTGCTACACTTTGTATAGAATTTGGTACAATACTGAATACGCAGGAAAAAATACTAATTTTATCAGGTGACAAAGATTTTGTACAGTTGCAAGTATATGGAAATGTCGAACAGTATAATCCTGTTCTTAAAAAACATATTAAACATACCAACCCTCATCAATATTTGCGTGAGCATATCCTCAAAGGAGATCGTGGGGATGGCATTCCTAACATCATGTCTGAGGACCAATGCATTGTCAATGGTGAACGTCAAAAACCCCTTCCAGCAAAAAAGATTGAATTCCTTACAGGGATTCCTGACCTCTCGACTATCTTAACGAAAGATGAACTTAAACGTTTTAAACGAAACGAACAATTAATTGATCTGCATATGATTCCGGAAGACATACGATTAAATATTTTGACAAGATATAAAGAAGAAGCAAATAAACCAAAGGAAAAGTTAGTGACCTATTTAAAGAAGCATAACCTTAAAATATTGTTAGAGAACATTAGTGAGTTTTAATATGAGACTAGGAATTTTTCAAATACTTGAGCAAGCATCAAAGCTAAAAGGGACGGAAGAAAAGGTTCAATTCCTCCGTGCTAATAATAGTGCTCCCCTTCAACAGATTTTAAAGTATGCTTTTGATCCAAGCATTGTATGGGATCTGCCAGAAGGTGCCCCTCCATACTCTCCTTGCATATATCCAGCTCAAGAAATGAGACTGTTCACGGAAGTAAGAAGGTTATATTTGTTTATAAAAGGGGGGAATCCTAATCTTACTAAACTAAAAAGAGAAGCGCTTTATATTGAATTACTCGAATCAATCCATCCAGAAGATGCAAAGCTATTGGTTGAGATAAAAGATAAGAAAGTTCCTTACAAAGGAATCAATTTAAAGTTAGTAAAAGAAACATTCCCTGGTTTGATTGAGGAGCAAGTAGCAAATGAAGAACGATCTTCCTAAGACAAAAAAAAGATTAAGTTTTAAAGATTATGGTGAAGAAAGCCGCCATATCTCTAAAAAAGTAAGAACGCAATTGCAACAAAAAGCAACTAATGCGATCGATAAAGCATTGAGGCAAAAGAATTTGAGAAGCATTTATGATGTAGATGATTTAAACTAAAGGAGATATAAAATGGAAATAATTTTAACAATTGTAGCAGTAGGAGTAGCAGCATTTTTGTTATACAAAGCATTTGCACCAAAGCTTGATACAAACAAAGATGGTAAAATTGACCAAGCTGAAATTAAAGCAGCAGTTGAAGAAGTAAAAGCTGTTGCTAAGAAAACCAGCGCTGCGGTTAAGAAAACTACAACACGTAAACCAAAAGCAAAGTAATGCCCGTCTATTCTTTCAAAGACACAAATACAAGCGAAGTATTTGATATTATGATGAGTATTAAAGATTTGGATGTTTATAAACAAGAACATCCTGATCACGAAACATACATTGATAGCACGCCGTCTATTGTGTCAGGAGTTGCAATTAAGGGTAAACTGGATAGTGGTTTCAAGGATGTCTTGTCAAAGATATCAGAAGCCCATCCAGGTTCCCCGCTAGCTGAAGCTCAGGGAAAAAGATCAATTAAACAAGTTCAAACCGAAAGGGCTATTCGTAAATGGAGGAGCTCTGGAGGGGAATAATTATAACCACAACAATGTAGGGGAAATATGGCTAAGCGCTCAAGTGCATTACATGTAATCAACTCACCTGATATGCAGCAGTATACTGAGCAACAACAACAGAAACAACATTCGCCATTGAAAATAAAGTTGGATCATCTAAAAACATTTGATCCTCTTACTGAAAACCAAAAAACGTTTTTTGAAGCATACAAGCGTGGAGATTATTTTGTAGCATTACATGGAGTAGCTGGAACTGGTAAGAGCTTTATAGCAGTATATAAAGCCTTAGAAGAAGTATTAGATAAAAGTAATCCTTTCGAAAAAGTGATTATTGTAAGATCAGCAGTACAGGGAAGAGAGATAGGTCATTTGCCTGGTGATATTGAAGGTAAGTTGGAGATTTATAAACAACCATACATTCAAATATGTGATACATTATTTGGAAGACGTGATGCTTATCAGCGTTTAGAAGAGCAACACGCAATTGAATTTATATCTACTTCTTTCATTAGAGGTATGACGTTTGATGATGCGATCATTATTGTTGATGAGATGCAGAATATGACAATGGAAGAGATTGATACTGTTATGACTCGTGTGGGTCACAGATCGAAGATTATATGGTGTGGTGATTACAGGCAGTGTGATTTGAAGAAGCGGGATGATAAGTCTGGATTAGTAAAGTTTTTTGACGTTGCTAAACTGATGACTGCATTTACAAAAATTGAATTTACAACTGATGATATTGTTAGAAGTTCCTTAGTGAAAGATTATATCCTTGCAAAGATTCAACTCGAAGACTCAACAAAGTAGAAAACACTTTGAAAGACAAGACCTATATCAGATTGATTTAGAGTCTACAACAATTGACGGTAAGCGCTACTATTGGACACCCGATGGTGCGCTTTACCCATCCGTTACTTCTGTTCTTGGTAGCAATCCTGAGAAAAAAGAAGGGCTAGACAGGTGGCGTAAAAAAGTTGGGGAAGTAAAAGCCGATCAAATCTCCCGTCGAGCTTCTGATAGAGGAACGCAACTCCATCAAATTTGCGAGGATTACCTCCTTAACAAGGAGAACTATCTTGCAAAGCATATGCCACTCCATATAGAATTGTTCAACCATATACGCCCGATTCTTGATGAAGGCGTGGAAGTAATTTACGGTAATGAGTTAGCGTTATTCTCACACAAACTAAGAACAGCTGGTCGAACAGATATGTTTTGTCAGTTTCAAGGTTTGGATACAGTGGTCGACTTTAAGACTGCAACAAAAGACAAAAAAGATGGTTGGATTGAAGACTACTTCCTCCAATCTACTTGCTATGCTATTATGCTCGAAGAAGTGTATGGAGACATGATACTGCATGAGATTCCTCAGATTGCAATTGTTATTGCAGTTGAAGATGGTGAAAACAAACAGCAACTGTTTGTGAAAAAAACGAGTGATTACCGCGAAAAGGTTCTCAACGTGTTCAATAATTATCATGACCAAAACCCCCTCCCAAAAGCCGTATATACACCAAAACTCTCTGAAAATATCTAATAAAATCAACCAGTTATTGCTTGTTGACATTTGTTCAAAAAATGGGTACAATAGACTTTATCTTAACTGATAGAGGAATGTGAAATGGTGGATGTTCAGTCTGTGTTTAAAAAATATAATATTAATCCTAACGGATCGATTCATAGATCGATTGAAGGGATTGGTACGGATATTTCGGAATCGTCAGATCCACTTGTAAAATCTAACCAGATTATCTGTAAACTTGGTGGAACTGCGATTGGTAATTCGACGGAAGCTTCTATTACTGCTAAGTGCATGGTTGAGCAAGCTATTCTGTTTACTTTGCAAGGGAGGACGTTTGATCCTAAGCAAGCAATGGAACATGCTGCAATAAAGATAGCAGATATGAAAGTTAAATACCCTTATTTTTTCGTTATGGAGGAGTCTAGTATGGATGCAGTTATGAAATCTAAGCGTGGTAGTGATGATAAGAAAGCTCGGGCTTTGGAAATTTTTGAAGCTAATCGTGGCAAAAAAGCTAGCGATGTTGCTAAGCTAATTCAAGTGGAACTTGGAATTACGTTTGCCAATGCTTACTACTACGTTAGCCGCGTATTTAAGTAATCCGTATGTGGCCTTGTTAAGGCCTCATAGGTCTGTTAGTTGATATGCAGGTAATAGACCTATGATAACAAAAAGTAAAAAACTATTTGACTGGCAACAGCTAGTTACAAGAAAACGTATATTTAATCCTTTAAGTAAAGAAGATAAACGAGAGTTTGCATTCTTTCTGGAAAAAAAGAGATGGAGTAGTATTGTGTGTCCATTTGAATTAGAGTGGCCATATTTAACTGTTCCAGATATGATAAAGGATAAGATAACACATCACATGCTTAAAGTGGAAAAAGCTTGGTAATGCTTATCCAGCACATCTTTACTACTCCCATCAGTATCAATAAATGGGAACAAGACACAGCTGTGTTGGAGCAATTCAAACAGCACGTCCTCAGTACGAGGAGCATATACCTTGATCTATTCACTCAAGCAATACCAGGTACAGAGCAAATAGTATCCTGGACACTTGACCTTTCTGCTGAGTATGCATCTCATGCTGGGCTTAAGGGCTACTATGTTGTTCTTCAAGATATGTGGGTTGCTGTAATGAAGGGACTGAACACATACAAACCACTTCACCACCACAACGGAACATGGGGTGTTGGTACCATGTACTTTATTGATGGTATGGGAGATATTATGCTTGTTGATCCACGAGGGGCTCATCCTTTCGAAAATAAGAGTAGATTGGATATTAACGGCAGTCCACACACCAGCTGTCTTGATTACTACTACACTCCTCAAAAGTATCACGCAATTCTTTTTCCTGCATATTTAAAACATATGGTGTTGCCGGATTCTTGTTCAGACCGAGAACGTGTTGCCATAAGCTGGAACATTACCGTAATGAACGACGTCCGCAGAATTGAAGCATTTAAAATACCAAAATTCCGATATAAATTAGTGGAGTAGCCGTTGACGTTATTATCAAAATGACGTATAATGAATTATAATGTGGAGAACCGTGATGACTATTTTATACATGAATACCAGGTCTAAGAAAACTCGCAAGCAACGAGAGAAGCAAAGAGATGCTTGGAAAGAGTATATGGAAAAGTATGGTCTTGTAGAGAATAAAGCTCGTACTCAACAAATAGTAAAGCCATATGTGGAACCAAGGCTGTTATCACTGCGTCCTGGTGCCTTAGACCACTTACAACATAAATCATTGAATAGTGGAGCTGCAGTTGCTGTAAAAGCAATACAGCCAGTATATACAGGTGATAAAGTGATTGGTATTGGATGTATGCACAAGTCCAACCTAGTACCTATTTTTAGTGCCGATGCTGCTGTTGACTTATCCAAGATGAGGAGAGGATAATGAAGGTCGTTATTAATAAATGTTTTGGTGGGTTTAGTCTTTCAGATTTAGCATTTGAAAAATTGCTGAAGAAGAAGGGCGTAGCTTTTGTTCGGGCTGAAGACGAAGCTGTAAATTTTAATTCCAATTATTATGAAGTTGGACATAAAGGCGAAGAAGATTATTTTATCAGTCAGTATCATTATTATGAGAACCGCTCCGATCCGGATTTAATTGCTGTAGTAGAGGAGCTACAAGAAAAAGCTAATGGTTGGGCAGCAGAGCTAGCTATTGTAGATGTTCCCGATGAAGTTAAATGGCACATTCATGAATATGATGGGATTGAACACGTAGCGGAAGATCATAGGATATGGTCATGAAGCCATTACGACAACAAATTGTAGATCGCATTAGAGCTCTTGGTGGAGAAAAACCAGAGTTCTATGAGAGCTTTTCCGACTATGATTTACTTGAAGATTATGAAAACCTTCTCCGCGATGAAGTTGAGTCGGAATTTACAAACAATAATATAGAAACGAATGCAGATGAGTAGTAAATTAGGTAGAGTTTTCAATGATGATTTTATGAAAAGCATTCTTGACCACCTGCCACGTAGATCGCGTAGATCCTTTAGAGCAAACAATACAAAGAAATTTACAAAACACTGGAAATGGAAAGAAGAACCAATGTCTTCAAGCACGAATGAATTTTTCTTAGCATCGTCAGATATATCTGATCACATTACCACTAAATTATTATTTAAGCGTGGTGATACAAATACATTGATGGAGCAGATTACTCTCATTGCCACAAAGCAAGAATGGATTGAACATACAAACAAGACATACAACATTAATCCTTTGTTTCAAGTTGTTCACTACTCTACAAGTGGAATGCTTATCATCGACACGGCAACATCTTCTTGGATGTCCTGTGAACTAAATGCTAACGCAATCTCAATTAAAATACATGGCACACGAAAAGAGATTGACTTGTTTATTGAGCAGTGTGCTGCTAGGTTTGAGGTAGCTGAGTCCTACATTGAGTGGATGTATTCAGCTGATGGTTCATCCGTTAATGTTCCACTTCGCACTGATAGAACTCCTCTTTCTGAAATGTATCCTTTTCTCAATGATGAGCCAATTGAAGATTATTATGATCGTTTTTTGAAGTCTGATGCATCTATCCTTCTCCTTATTGGACCACCAGGAACTGGTAAGACTACTTTCATTAGAGGGTTCTTACAACATACAGGGTCAAGTGCCGTTGTCACATACGATGCATCCATCCTAGAAAAAGATTATGTGTTTGCCCAGTTTATTGAGGGGGAAGCAACTGTCATGGTTATGGAAGATGCTGATACATTCTTAAAAGCTCGTAGTGATGGTAATTCAATGATGCATCGCTTCTTGAATGTTGGGGATGGTCTTGTTACAACAAAGGGAAAGAAGCTAGTCTTCTCTACCAACTTACCTTCAATTCGAGATGTAGATGCTGCTTTGATTCGTCCTGGTCGTTGTTTTGATATCTTGCATTTTGATAATCTATCTAAAGAGGATGCAATAGTCCTTGCAAAGAAAGTTGGTATTGATCATAAGAAGTTAACAAAGAGCAGTTACTCTATTGCTGAAATATTTAACGGAGAAGTACAGCAGCATACTAAAACGCTGAATAGAAAAGTAGGATTTGTATGATTCAGTATATTATAGTGTGCATTTTTGCTTTACTTGCTGTGTTAGGATTAGTGCTTGTTGACTTAGGCGAGCCACATACTGTAAAATACGATTGTGGTATGGCTGTATGGCATCCAGATATTCCAGTAAAGGCAAAAGAAGAATGTCGTAAACTAAAATCAAATTGAAGGTTATTAATGGTACAAGCAAAGACACAAGTAACACACAACATGAGCGCACAGCACGAACTCTTGCAGTTATTACAGGAGGAGTGCGCGGAAGTAATTCAAGCAGCAAGCAAGTGCATTCGCTTTGGAGAAAAAGACAACACATATCAATTAGTGAAAGAGCTTGGTGATCTTTTTTGTATTTTAGAAATTATGCATGAATATGATATGTTCTCATATACAACAGTAGAGCAATATATCTTAGAAAAGAAAGAAAAGCTAAGGAAGTATTCTAATCTAGACCTATGAAAAACATTATTACAATTTTATGCTTTATACTGGCAGCTCCTGTTATTATATTGGGAGTTGTGTGGACATTCGCAAATGATGCTTTCCGTGCTGGTAAAGAACTTGGCCAAACATTCTTAGATTATTTGGAACTATAAATGAATCCCATCTCATTGCTGACTGAGAACGTTTCTAACTTATGGTATTGGACCTATGGAATTATTGCTGGATGGGGAGCTACTCTCACATTCATTATTGTGGTGATGGTTGTACTACTGATTCGCTTACTTCATTGCGAACGTAGAATACAAACGTTGGAAGGTAGAATAGTAGCAGCCGAACGGGATTTTAATCTAGCCACTAATAAATGGCAATCACTGGAGAAGAAAAAAGCCGGCAGAATGACCTAAGCCCAAACTCTATGAGGAGTTGTTGGATTAACTCTGTATTGTTCTAGCGCTTGGATTTCACCCGCTGCTCTCACATTAACGTGATATCCCTCTAACACCATCATATTAGGTAACGGAAAGCCTTCTGCAGTAGTTGTAAACGTACCATCTGGTTTCCAGATAGTACCAATAATATCAACATTAGAACCAAACGCAGGCATCACGGTATCTTCTACTTCCTGCACTAGACCAATTTCTTTAAGAACCGTTTCCGCTTGTTCTTTGGTTTCAAATTTTAACATATAATCAATAGACATCATTTTTCCTAAATTGTTGTTAGATTAAATATAAGTACGCTTACCATTTATATAGTCTTTAAATTCTGGACTTCTTCCTAATTTATATCCTTCTGGTATCTCATGTTCAAAGCAGCGTAATTCTTTTCCTGATTCAGGATGATGACACCAACGCTGTCCTTCCTTTAGAGATGGTTTTCCATACCGACTAGATGCAATCATTATCTTTGTAATCTGGGCATGTCTCTTACCCTCGAAGTTTGATTTACCCCTCATCGTTGCTGAGGCTTTTGCATTAGATTCAAGTGGTCTTGGTTTGCCTGTTCTTGCAGCAAGCCATTTTGCTTTTATTGCTTCAGAAAAGTATTTAAGACCCCACCGTTTCTTTTCTTGGTAGTCGCTAATGACTTCTGTAGCTTTGTAATCTTTTTGGAGTCTTTCGATGACCTTGACTAGGTTATCGTATTCTGCGATTGATTGAATGAGTTCGTATGAACCAGGATACTTTTGCCGGAATTCTTTTTCAGTACACTCAACGACAATTAAGGATTTCGATTGAAGAAATACTCTATACATAATTTAAAATAATACTAATTTAATATTTTTTGAATACGAGCAATTAAGCTACTATTTGTATAATTTTCATTGGCTGATTTCCAACCACCGCCCTTACCCTTATACCATTTTGCTGCCCAACCATTAGCATATGCAGAAGGATACACATCAAACTTAGAACGAGCTAGTGTCTTTGCTCGAGACCACAGCTCTGGGTTTGTTGGAGTACTCTTTTCTGTAAGATGTTCTGTTTCTTCGGGTACGCAATTAGGAACCATACGTTTTCCCTTTTTCTTAAGACCTCTAGCTGTATAGCCATCCCAGCAAGCTTCTGTTCTTACATTGATTGGAGCTCCTTGACGATCGGGGTTTGGATCTTCCCTTCTCTTTCTACGAACAGCAGTTGCTCTATCCTTTTTGTCCATTGATCTAGCTTGAGCCAATGGTAAGCATTTTGGTTTACCTTCTCCATCTTCTTTAGCACAATCGCCCTTGATGTTTCCTTTAGTATCCATACGGACCCACTTTTGTTGGAACCACTTACGTAAGTCTTCTAATACTACACCTTCTTTGTGCATATTAATATACCAATGGGCTAGTTGTTTTTGTCTTGGGGTTGCAGAGTCAGAGCCTCTAATCTTTTTAAGCTGACTCATAGTTTTGCTTTTTAAACCATGGCGAGCCATGTCGCCTTTATCTTGTGGGTTACGGCCGTCTTGGAAGTTTTCTTTTGCGTGGATCCATTGACTAAAAGCTTGCGTACGTCCTTTACGCATTCCTTTTGGAACATTGCCCTTTACACGACGCTCTTCTCCTGTTTCTTTGTCAGTTACCCACTTATGGTCCTTAGCATTACGGTGGCCTTCTTGGGATATACCAATCTGAATTTTAGTGGCGTGAGTATGCCTCTTTCCTTCGAAATTAGATTTACCCTTCATTGTACGGGCAATTTTGCGTCTTGTTTCAATGTCCATAGTCATATTTATAAGTTTATTAGTTGCCCCACTTATGTTCTCGTTTCCGATATAGCAGGCAGGGGCCTCCTATTACCCATAAGATTAACGGTCCTAAGGGGTATTTTATTCTGCTACGTATATTGTATCTGCACCTACGCTAGTAACAACTTTGTATCCATACTGCGCAAGAAAATCTGCTATTCCGTTAGAGTGCCCGTTCTCGCAAGATATCCCAGGTTTAAATTTTTCTATTGTGTTTACTGCGCCCTTTAAGACGTTGATCTCATATCCTTCTACATCTAGTTGAATAAAGTCGCATGCGGGAAGATTTAATTGATCAATTGTAAACTGAGGAACAAGACGCTCGCCATCCTCTGCCTTAACGGTATGACAACCAACGTTGCTCATCCCACTACGCTGTACGCGAACCATATCATTATTTGCACCAAGAGCTCCGTTAATTTTAATAATGTTATCCAATTGACAATTATTAACTAAGCAGTGGAAGTTTAACGGATCTGGCTCAAATGTGTATACTGTCTTGAAGTATTTGGCAAACAACCGAGGATATAAACCGCAATTGCCACCAGCCTGAACGACGATATTGCGTTCCCGTGAGGCATTAAGATATGCATCGCGATGAGAGTTTATCCATTCTACATGAGGACCATTCCATGCTCCATCATCTTCCTTGACCCATGTCCAGCCAGAGATGCCATCAACATCTTGATCTCTTATTTTTAATAAATCGTTATAATTAGTCATATGCCTATTTATAGGTTGACATTCCTATTATTTTCCTGTAGAATTACTCCCAAATAGGAGAATATTGATGACCGATGAGCATTTAATTGTATTAACAAAAGAAGTAGATGAGTTGCTTGCAGCATTGTGCCTTAAACATAATGCAAGTCCGCTAACCCTTGCTGCTGTACTTAATGCTCGATTGATTTGGGCGTGTAGAGAAACACAAACGGAAGATGATTATTTCAAGTTAATCAATGGGATACAAGGAAAACAACATGACGCAGCTAGCACAACCTCAATCAAACATTGAACAATTAGAAGCTCGAGTTGCAAGGCTTGAGGATTTAGTGAAAAAATACAAAGGAATTGATCGTCCGTTCATTTGTGGTGGAGGTTCGGAAAAAGGCGACGACGGATTACCAAATATGATATTCGTGGCACCAGCAATAGGTGCTGATGGATTTGCCATTTATCAGAAAGTAAAAGATTACTCAGCACCTAGCTATTAAAGGAAAGATATGAAACGAGAGTTAGATGAACTTCTTTGTAGGAAGTATCCAAAGATGTTTGTAGATAGAAATAAATCAATGCAAGAAACAGCAATGTGCTGGGGATTTGCTTGTCGTGATGGATGGTTTGATTTAATTGATGAGCTTTGTGATTCCATTCAAAGTTATATTGACAATAACAGTCGGCAAGATCGTATTATTCCGCAAGTGATTGTTGAGCAAGTGAAAGAAAAGTTTGGTACTCTACGTTTCTATTATCAGGGGGGTAATGATACTATTCACGGAATGGTTTGGTTTGCTGAATCGATGAGTGGTAGGATTTGCGAGAAATGCGGAAACCCAGGAACAAGGCAAGGCGAGGGGTGGGTGTTCACTGCTTGTAAAAAACATGGTATAAACGAGGACAAATGCAATGACTGATACTTTTATGGCTAAAACAATGATATTTGCGGGTTTATTAGGTTTGCTTTCCATTATCCTTGCTTTCCCATTCCTTACAATTTGGTCACTAAACACACTGTTTCCTGTCCTTGATATTCCATACACAGTCCATACATGGTTAGCTGCTCTTCTCCTTGGGGGTGGAATAAGCATAATGGGTCACCGACTAAAAAAGTAATTTACCCCACATACTTCCGTTGTTTTTAACGAACTGTTGACATTTTAATCCATTCTCTGTAGTATAGTAATTGTAGTAATTGAGAAAGGAACTATATTATGAAAAACTTTATTATTGGTACGATTTTTGGACTTGTAATTGCCACGGTTGGGTTTAGTGGTATTGCAAACATCCTTGATCGCGGTGTTAATACTTTAAAAGCTCAATCACAGGAACTCGCAAAATGAAAACAATCATTGCTATGGTTATTGTTACCATGCTAACAGCATGTGGTACAGTTGCTGGTGTTGGTACCGACATTGCTGGTGCTGCTAATTGGACAAAAGATAAGATGGGTGGCTCTAAATGAAAAGAACGTTAATTGCATTAGCAATGGTTAGTATTATTGCTGGCTGTAGTTCTACGAAGCAAACAGTAAAGCTAGATGATGTCAATGTAAAAGAACAACGTTTGGCTACTGACTTTAGACGAGAAGGAATTAGAGTCACATACTCGTTTACTGGCGATGTAGAAAAGATTGAGGCATTTGGTTATGCTCCTGTTTGGCGAGGTGAGTATCGTGTTGCTGCAGAAGCTGATGCCAAGGACAAGTTAGTTAAGTTCTTACGAGGTGAGACTGTAGATACACAACGTATGACAAGAGTGATTGCTAAATCGATTGAACGGTCGCAAGACAATATGCTAAACCGTACAAAGACGGTAGATGGAGCAATTGTAATTGCCGACACGGATATCGAACTTGATACTACGAAACCTCAAGCATCCAATGATGAAAACTCTAAAGAGAACACAGCATTGCGGAAAGCATCTATCAACAATGCAAGGATTGTAACAAGTACAATTGTTGTCTCTGCACAAGGTCGTTTGAGTGGTGTCTATAAAGAGAAGGGGTTTGTCGCAGAGGATGGTAAGACATACAATGCAATTTATGTATGGACTCCAAAGATGCAACAGTCTGCTCGTTTCATCTCTACAATGATGGATAGTAAATGAAATCGTTAGTTGCAATACTGTTGGTAGTATTTGCAGTATCCTCTCATAGTCAAACGCCAAACCTATCTCTATTAGCTCCAAGCCCAGTCGGTGTTGCTCTATCTGTTGGGGCTTGGATTGTTGATAAACTTGATGGTAATAAAGTATACTACGTCAAGGTAAAGGGTGTTGGTAGTAACGAGAAGCAAGCAAGAGAGGATGGATTTAAAGTTGCTATTGATAATGCCGTTGGCTCATTGATCTTATCAGAGACAGAAGTTGTCAATAATAGGGTAGCGAGGAGAGAAATCATTGAGTATAGCTCTGGCTATGTTACTTCGTTCCAAGTGTTATCAAGAGAGCAGCTTGGCAATCAGGTTGTCGTGACTATGGATGTCTATGTTAGTCACTCTAAGATTGCTAACCGGTTGCTAAACAAAAGTAAGCAAGCTAGTACAATAAACGGTACAGAACTTAGTACAGCAGTTTCTACTTTGCAAAAGCAAACTCGCGATGGCGATAGAGTGATTGCAACGATCCTAAAAGATTATCCTCAAAAAGCATTTGTAATCGAGAACAAACCCATATCGATAGTAAGGAACAGCGATAGAACGCTATCAATGGTTATCCCTCATACAATGAGGTGGAGTCCTGAGTACGTTGAGGCAATCGGAGAGGCAGTAGAGAAAACTAAAGAAGACGTTAGCTATTTTGATCGTCCTAATGGGTATAGACTAATTGTAAAAATGGCTGGTATGCTCTTTATAGATAGGAGATGGGAGAGTACAACATTCGATAGGAATCGGTATCAGATGTTTATTGATTCTCTTGATAGAACGAGAATCATGCTACGTGCCACGATTACGAATAAAGCAAGGGTTGTAATATATGACCAGTGCTATGATATTAATAATCAGTTTATTGAAGCTGTAGATAATAGAGTTGTTATTAAGGGTAATGAAGTGTTAACAAACAGATCGTTTACTCTTAATGGTATTAGTGAGGATAAAATAAATGAAATGCAAACATTATCGCTTGAAGTTGTGAGACAACAAGATTGTAGAAACATAATCTAGGGAGAATTAAATGACTGCAAATGCTTATTATTATTCAGAAGGAGAATGGGATCGTTTAGGATGTGGTCCTTTACCGAAAGAACGAGACATCAATCAGCTGGAGTTAGATTTAGGAATACCAAGCGAGTTTGATACATTGTGGGCTAAGAACGAATGTAAGATTGTGATAGGAACACTATAATGAATAAATTTGTAGAAGAAGCGCCATACCATCCAGGATATGAAGATGCAGTGATCATACCGGAAAGCACAAGACCTCAAAACAGCTGGCAGATATGGGGTATAGGAATACAGGAACTTGAAGAGCTTATAAAGATTAAAGAGCGTCATTTACAAACAGCAAGCAATATTATTGAATTTATGAAAGGTGGACAAAAATGGCAACGATAACTAATGCAAGTGAAGTAATCAATAGAATTAAAGACTTGAAGTACTTTCGAGTAACAAGGAACGTAGATTCATTTCCATTGTTTGGGGTTGTACCATTTGACCTCACACATACAGCTGGCGGTCCCTTAGAAGTTAAGTTATTGGCACTATCACAAGAAGAAGCTGAACGTCTTGTTGATGAGTGGTTAGAGAGTAGTCCAAGTGAGTGAGTTCGAGAGGTGGTATAACAATCTTTATAGGGGTGAAAAGATCCTTGTAAAGATTGGAATAGCAATTTTTATTGTTATGATAGCATTCTGGGTAACACGGGTGCCTGAAGAAAGAGAAGGCGTTAAGAAACCAATTGTCATTAATGGTCCTGCAAAAGCATGAAAGACTTTCAAAGAAGTAAACTCTATAAGTGGGAAGAACTTGAGTATGGGTGGGATGATACTATCTTATCATTGGAGGAGTGTCAATCATATTGTAACACTCTCATTAAGGGAGTTACTGTAACGGATGGACGCGGAAGACGAACGCCCTGTGCAAAGACTCATTTTCTTCGAAGAGAAATTGCATTACCAAGGTTTGCAAGAAAGAAGTGGATTGTCATTCATGAGGTAGCACACTTCCTAACGCACGATAAGCACGGACCAAAGTATGTAAGAGCATATATCGATATCTTGGCAAGGGAGTATGGAAGAAGTATTGAGTCGCTTGTCGCATCTGCTACTGAGTATGGTTTAGAAATCGCAGCCCCACCCACCCCTAACAAACAACACAATATCTAGTAAAACACTAATTTTGAGGTATAGTATGAACGTTGAATCGTGGTTAACTAATGAAGACAAGCAAAGGATATGGAAAGTTGTTCATGGACAGCTACCAGAATCATTCATTACAGACAATGAACTAAAAGAGTTTAATAGAGTACTAATGGTTGCCGCACTTATGAAAATGAATTTAAACGGAAAAAGGGTAATTCATTAATGGACGGATATACACCTGATCGTTGGGTTATTGTGAGGATCAATACCGGCGAAGTACAAATTGATAAGATCCTTAGTAGTTGGTTTGGCGGATTTGCTGGTTCTGATGAGTGGAGGTTTAGCTCAGGGATTACTAAGGTCGAAGATAAAACAGCTGATTCATATCCGCATTATGTAATCCATAACCATTCTGGGTCAATCTATACTTGCTATAAGAACAATATTGGAATGAGCGCCTATACTTCATCTGTATACAATTCATATAAGAAGAAAATAGAAGATACCGGCGGATCTATGGAGATTATACCGGTACAAGATTTTCTTTGAATATATTCCAACAGTTATCCCATGTCCAACGTTGACTAGATTGTTTAACTTGATTACGATCTAAAGCTAACGATTTTTCTACAGCTTCTGAAAGATCCCAAGACATATACCCATTAACCCCTTGTTCTATAATATCAATAGGACCTTGTACGGGGAAAGCAGCAACAGGAGTACCCCGTGCCATTGCTTCAATAATAACTAAACCAAATGTATCAGCTTCACTGGGAAACACAAATACATCAGATTGTGCATACCAGTCGACTAACTCTTGACCAGACTTGTATCCAACAAAGATAGCATTTGGCAATAGTTCCTTTGCACGAGCCATATATGGTCCGTCCCCAACTATTACCAATGTGTATTTGTCATTATCAAGTCCGACTAACTGATCTAATCCTTTTTCTGCACTAACACGGCCAACATTAAGTAATATTGGTTTCTTATTTTGATTTGGGAATGTATTTGGTGTTAGGGATCTATCAACACCGCGGCTCCATATTATCAACCGTTGGAATCCGCGTCGCTGTAAATCTTCTTCTATCGTCTTTGTTGTCACTAACACGCGATGGCTGTTCTTATGAAACCAACGAAGATATCCATATGTCAAGAATTGGGGGACATTGTACATCGTGTTTAAGAACTTAGGAAAGTCTGTATGATAGGAAGTGTTGTATGAGATATTATTTCTCTCACACCACCAACGAGCAAAAAGCCCTACTGGCCCTTCTGTAGCGATGTGTATAAAATCCGGGTGTACCGCCTTAATT